AGCGTTACTACAGATGCTTCAACAGGAACCAGCGGAGTAGGTGCATCTTTAATTACAGTAACCACCAACGGTGCTCACGGATTTGCAGCAGGAACACCAATTACTATTAGAGCTCTGGCAGCATCTATTACTGGATTTAATCGTGCAGAAGGCACATTCTTAATATACGATGTTCCAACTACTTCGACATTTAGATATTATGCTAAAGCTAAAGTAGGAACCAGTAACGGTCAGGTGTTGGCTACATCAACTACACAGCTAAGACAAGCAGCGTTCTACACAGGAGCTTCTGTAGGATCTCCAACATTTACAGTAGCATCTAATGGATCCAGCGGTTCTTTCCTTGCTACTTTAAGAACAGAAACCGGACAAAATACAATTGCGTTTACAGGCACAGCACCTCCAGTTGGTGCACCTCTAAGCGGCACCGGCATTAACGCAGGAACACAGATTGCTGGTGTGTTTGGAGGATCAAACTCTGACGGCATCGTCGATTACAAATATGTTAAGACCACATACTCTGGAGGTGCAACTTCTATAGAATTAGTCGATACCAATGATCTAAGTGCTGGTATGGCTGTAGGTAACGAGGCGTCGCCAAACTTATTAAGAGAAGTCAGCGGAATTGTTGGAACTACTCTAGTTCTTAACGGATCAGTTACTGTAGGACATAAAGGTGATCAGAATACCTATACAGGATCGGCAACTGCTCTAGCAGGAACCGGCACAGGCTGTCAGTTAAATATTGCCGTAACTGGTGGAGGTTATAGTTTAACTTCTATTGCCGCAGCCGGAACAGGCTATGCTCGAGGAGACACTCTTAGAATTTTAGGAGACCTGCTAGGAGGAACAACGCCTGATAATGATTTGTATCTTAACGTTGATGCAGTTAGTGGCAGCGGAGTTTCGGCAGCTACTATTGTAGAAGGCACCGGCGTAGGCACAGCCACATATACTAGTATTGGCACAGGAAATAGTGGGTCAAGAGGAACAGGTGCAGTATGGACCATTACTAGAGCCAACGGTGTCTATACTGTAACAAGTTATGGTTCTAATCCTACTAGCAATTATTATTTTGGAAATAGATTCCGTGTTACTGGTTCAAATTTTGAAGGCACAGACGGAGTTCACGACTGCACGTTTACAATAGTTCATCCAGTTGGCGGAACAATTACACAACTACCAACCGCAGCAGGAACTGTTCAGCGCGGTGATCAAATTCCAGTTTATGCAACTGTAACATTATCTGAAGGAACGACTGGAACTGTGTCAGCCGGAAACAGTATAACATATTCTGCTATTGCTACAATTCAAGTGGCATTTTCTAGCAATCACGGATTTATACCCGGAATGGGATTAAACATCTCAATTACTTCTACAGGATCAAATCATCAGTTAGCGGGAGGTCCTTTCTTTGCAGAACAAATTATAAATCCAACAACTATTAGATATGTTGCAAGAGCGCCGGGAACTATTGATACCGGAACTACTCTTGAAGGTGTTGTTTATGCTAGACCGGATACATTCTTTACACACAGACCGTTTGACGGTGGTGTTATGTTAGGCACAGGTGGTCCACAACATGGCGGTCATGCAATACGTCAAAGTAAAAAATATATTCGTTATCAATCTGGTAAAGGTGCGATGTATAACACAGGTGCGTTGTTTGCACCTAGCTTTGATTTGAGATCAGTCACAGCAAGCTCAACAGCATCCGGCTCTATCATCACAGTGACTACAGATGATGTAGATCACGGAGTTCAAGCTGGTGCTACTATTAGACTTAGCGGAGTGACTACTACTGGTTATAACAATGATTATACTGTAAATGAAATTGTAGACGAAAGAAGTTTCCGTGTTACTGCTGGGGTTCAATTAGGAGCTACTACAGCAGTTTTAGGATCTCAAGCACAGATGAGTCTAGTTAATTGGCACGGCGCTGTTGTTCGATCAGGACCATTTGATGATCAAAACGGTATCTTTTATCAATATGACGGTAGAGAACTTGCAGTAGGTCGTAGAACTTCTACGTTCCAAATTGCAGGAACTATTGCTGTAGGTCTTAATTCTAATTTAATTACTGGAACAAATACACGTTTCCGTGATCAACTACAAGAAGGAGATCGTATTGTTATTAGAGGTATGACTCATGTCGTAACCAACATTGCAGACAATACAACTATGTATGTTTCACCTGACTGGCGCGGTGTTAACGCAGTCAGCGGCGTAAAAGTTTGTAAAGTTCAAGATTTAGTAATTCCTCAGTCAGAATGGAACCTAGACAAGTGTGATGGAACAGGACCGTCTGGATATAATATTGATGTTACAAAAATGCAGATGATCGGTATTCAGTTTAGCTGGTATGGTGCTGGTTTTATTGACTGGATGATCCGTGGACCAGAAGGTAATTACACATTCTGCCATAGATTAAAAGGTAACAACTTAAACACTGAAGCTTATATGAGAACTGGTAACTTACCTGTTCGATATGAAGTGCTAAATGAAGGTGCTAGATCTAGACTAAACGGTGCAATGACTTCTGGACAGACAACTTTAACTTTAGACGATGTTTCAGATTTTCCAACCAGCGGAATCGTTTATATTGATAATGAAATTGTTTCTTTTTCAGGAAGAAATACCACTACTAACCAACTAACTGGTCTTACTAGGGGTGCGTCAATGTCAAACTTTGCTGCTGGAGCAACAAGAAGTTATACAGCAGGTGCAGCAGCATCGCATTTAGATAGAGCCGGCGTAGTTTTAATTTCAAATACTACAAGCCCAATCATTAGCCACTGGGGTAGTGCTTATTTGATTGATGGTAATTTTGACAGCGATCGAGGTTACATTTTCTCATACGCATCTACAGGTAACACAATTGATACTACTAAGAAAACTGTATTCTTGATTAGATTGGCACCGTCGGTATCAAATGCTGTAACTGGAGATCTTGGTGAAAAAGAATTGCTAAATCGTGCGCAATTATTGTTAACATCTATTGCAATTACATCAGATGCACAAAGTAGCGGCGCCTCTGGTATTGTTGTTGAAGGTGTTTTAAATCCTCAAAACTATCCGCTAAACCCTAGCGATATTTCTTGGAACGGATTAACAGCACTGTCAGCTGGAGGACAGCCTAGCTTTGCACAGATTGCTCCAGGTGGTTCTGTGAACTGGAACGGTGGAGCAACTACTACTACAGCTAACGGCACTACTACAGCTACCATGACCAACACAATTGCTGTGCCAAATAACACAGCATTTAACAGAGGTAGTGGAACTACATTCTTCTATGTAACACAGGCGTCATGGCAGGCATCTGGAGCATTCGTTGCTCCTACAAACTATAACTCACCGTTAGCTGGTGTTACAATCAATGATGCTAAATTCCCTGCAGGAACAAGAATAACATCAATTAGTGGACCGTTTAACTTCTCTGGTATTAACTATTATCAAATTAATACCAGCGCAGCATCTACACAAGCTGTTAACGCTAACCAAACAGTTACATTAAACCTAGGTGGTAATAGTGCAGCAGTTACATCTACTCTATACTTTACAGCCGCTTCTTGGGTGTCTAGCGGTGCTACTACTAACACACTAGTAACTGATGCTAAATTCCCAGCTAACACTCGAGTATCATCGGTGTCCGGCCCGTTATCATTTGGTGTAACTAGTTATTATGCTGTAACATTTACACAGAGCTCGTTGTCAGCAACCAGCGCAGGCGGAACTGTTACATTTACTTTTGGTCAACCTGCATATGCATTACCAGGCGAAACTGTGTTCTCCTTTGTTGCAAATCCAGGAGAAACTTCTAATTTAGACTTAACACAGTTGAAAGAGCTAGGAACGACCAGTATTGGCGGCCGTGGAACTTTCCCAAACGGCCCAGATGTGCTGGCTATTAACGTATATAAGGTAGGCGGAACTTCAACTACTGCAAACTTAATTCTAAGATGGGGCGAAGCTCAGGCTTAATGCCGTTGAGATTCTTTCCAATCTCTAGTAATAGTCTGTAGTTTCTTTCTAGACTGTGTAATGGTATCTCGAATGTCGGGAGCCATTACACCTAGTTGACGAGTCAGTGCTAATTCTAAATGTCGATCGTCTAGTTCTTTAACTGCATTTACTAACTTTCCTATTAAATTATTGAATTCAATTTTAATAGGACCGTCTGGCATTTGCTCATAGACTGTTTGATATTCAGATATTTCTTGTTTAAATCTTTCAGATTTTTGCACTGTTGGTAACATTCTCTAACTCCAAAATTGTAGAAATTTTAGTTTTTATAATTTGATTATTTAATGTTGTTTTTAACCCTATATGTAGATTTCTTGGCAATTGTTCTAGAACTGCCCAACATATAGTATTAGCTGCCTGTGTTAAAAACTCTCGATCAACAAGGCAAATATAAGTCCCGTATTCAAATCCTCGATCTTCGCTGAGATACAATTCAATAGGAACTATTCGGCCTTGAGAATATTGTTTCATCAAATCTTGCGAATCTTCTAATAATGTTGAATTTCTAGCAAAGGTAGGCACAGTCCAATGTTGATCATCTAAGATCAACAATAAACGTCCTGTATTTTTGGCTAAGAAAAGTAATCCGGCACGCTGTTGCATACCTTTACTTATTGAGGATCTAAGATAAAGCCCCAACTATTTGGAGAATACTCTCCTTCAAACGATTTAAGCCACTGTTCACCGTCCCAACGATACTGAATACCAGTTCGAAGATTTTGAATATAAGTTGGATCTTCACCTGTAGCAGGATCCCAAACCTGAATCCAAGTAGATCCATTCCATTCAATAATACTGTTAGCACGAATTACACAGTCGTTGCCTACAGTATCTTTCCATGCATCTGGTCCATCGTATAATGTAGCTGAACTATCAACTGCTGGCGGACCAAAACTTCCTCCAACATTTTCACTGATGTTAACATCATCTAACATTAAAAATCTTAAACCTAATGGTATTTGGCCTGCTGACCCATAAACTTCTATAGGATTGTATTTGTATGGGTCAATAATAGCATCAACTGTTCCTCTAGCAGCAACACCGCCAACAGAACTATTAATTAATGTATTTGTAGGAACAGTATCTTGATCAAACGTTACTACGATGATACTAGGATCTACAGCATTTACAGCAAAAGTGCCAATCATGTCATAGCCGTTTGGCTGTTTAAAAAATATTTGACTGCCGGCGTGATATCCACCTTGATTATCTAAAATAGTTTCCCAAGATACAGGCTCGCCATTTTTATAATCTTTTTGGTCAAGTCCTAATGCTAATACAGCGGCAGACGGATTTACCAAGCTCACATCATAATCATACGGTTGACCGTTCTGACTCTTGAATAATAATATTCTATAATTGTTTGTAGTAATTTGGAATTTGCCTGTGTTTTTGTTGAATACTAGATTTTCTAAGTCAACAACTTCTCCTTGTTCAGTGAATACATTACTAATAACACTCTTAACAATACCTAGTCGTTTAACTTTTGCTGGAGGGGTTATGTAGATTGGCATTTCAAATTCCATAGAACAAATGTCTATATCTGACTCTGCTCCTTGGGGAATAGATCTAGAACTAAAACTAATTGATTTAAGATCGATAACACTTAAACTAGTCCAGTCAACGTAATTGTCAGTAGTTTGAATTTCTAAACTAGGGTTAAACAAAACTAAAATTTGTTCTAGTAATTGTAGTTTCTGATCAGTATTTGAAGTCCATACATCGCACTTCATGCTTAATTTAAATGGGGTTGGCATTAAGCGTTCAACAGTATAATTACCACCTTGAACATTTTGATATTCTCTATTGCCATCTGTTTCCGTATATCGGCGTTCTCTAATGCTTACCTTACTAACAAATGTAGCATCGCTAATTCTAGTAGTGTCTAGTTCAAGCCCTGTGATATAACAGGCCATGCGTGGAACTGTAGGCATTTTATTTTCACTATTATCTTTGATAATGCCTGCAACCTGTCTAGTTAAATCGCCATACATAACCGGAACATGTCTTTCTTCGGGAGTATCTCCTCCAGTTTTATATTTAAAACCAATGAACACACGCATGAATTGTGTTACATATCTTCGTATCTGTCCGTCGTAAAAATAATCCATTATTCATCCGCCTGTGGTCTAAGCGCCTTAGATAGGCTTTGTTTTTCTTTAACATTTCGTCCATCAATGTTTGCACTGGCTTTGTTGTTGATAAAACTAGTTTTGAGAGTTTGACGTATTTCTTCCCAATAGGCAGATTCAACAGTAGGTTGTATTCCCGCTGGCACTGCTTTAATCGCTACAAAATATGAGCCACCAAATGTAACATTGTCTCCTGCAACATATGTTGCAGTTTCTGTCCATGATCCGCGATCAACCTTTCCATCAAAACCTTGACTATTACTCATAGTCATACGTTTTACATCCTCCATCTTAACCCATCTTGCGCCGTTATATCGAAATAATCTGTTTGGTAGATAATCTGTTCTTAGGCAGAACTGTCCTTCTATAGCGTTAATAGGAAATGCGATCCCAGATGAAAAAGGAGCACCGTTTGGAGGTCTCCCATCTTCGGTTATGTATCCGATATAATCTTTATGATCCGCTGTTTGGTTAACAGTATCTGCAGTGACACTCATATAAACAGGTTCACCGTTTTCATCGTAGATAGTATCACCGTTGGGGTCAGTGGTTGGTATCAAAACGATGTCATCGTTATCTGCGGTAACTAACGCTACTTCGCCGTCAATGTTTTGAATAGTATAAAATTTAGAAGTATCGTATCCGCTTTTTGGTGCATCTGCTTCTGCCTGATCAAGAACCGCCTGTGTAATCTGCATTTCTTTTTCATACGTTGACATTATATCACGCAGAGTTTGATCAGTGCCTTCGCCCGCAACACCGTCAAGAATATCTTTAAACTCTTGACTGTCAACTAGAGGTTTGCACTTAGCACGATATAAATGTGGATACCAAGTTACTGAAAAACCTTCTGCTGCACGAGTAACTTCTTCTATAACATAAAATCTTTTTAGTGCAAATTGAAAATCATTAAGAGCAAATTCGTCTTTTAAGTGGGGGAGTTCGATTACATCCCCGGCAATTAATTTGCGGCCAATTTTTTCTACAGTATCATTGATATGAAACGTGACAAAAATTGTATCATTTTGTAAAAATAAACCAAATTGACTTAGATTAAAATCTGTGTCTTGTAAATTATAAACACCTCTCAGAACATAAATGTCTGGGTCATATTTTCTATCTCTATTTTCTAAAAACAGCAAATCTTGAATCTGTGTTTCGGAGGTAGATGTATAGCCCGGTGTTGCAGGCGTAACATCAGCTGCTGCTCCGGGTCCTAGATATTTGTGTATTAATACATCGGTCCCGCCAACTTGGAACATTTCCCAAACGGTTTTATCGATGAATTTGTAATCATTGCCCTTTTCTGGGCGATAAAGCGAAAGTCTTGGCATAGTAGTATATTTACCGCTACGATAAATACTAGTATGAGCACTAATGACCAAGCAAAACAAGAAGTCTTTAATTACTGTAAAGCTATGCTAGGCGACGGCATGATTGACGTTGAACTAGACCCTATACATTACGAAACTGCCCTAAATCGAGCGTTAGGCGTTTTTCGCCAACGCAGCGATAACGCTGTAGAGGAAAGCTATGTATTTTTGAATCTTTTGGTAGATCAAAACGAATACATTCTTCCTCAAGAAATTCAGCAGGTCAGACAAATTTATCGAAGAAGTATAGGATCTAGAACAGGAGGCGGAAGCGGCGGCACAGTTTTTGAACCTTTTAATCTAGCTTATACCAATACATATTTGTTATCTTCAACAAATATGGGCGGGCTAGCTACCTACGAATTATTTGCCGGATATCAAGAACTAGTAGGCAAGATGTTTGGCAGTTTTATTAATTTTGATTGGCAACCTGCTAGCAAGAGATTGCTAATACATCAAAGACCTAGAACAGAAGAATCGGTAATGTTATTGTGCTACAATACCAAACCAGATGTTACAATTATCAAAGATGTGTATTCTGGACAATGGATCAAAGACTACTCTCTAGCAAACTGCAAAATGATGCTAGGGCAAGCTCGTGAAAAGTTTGCTCAAATTGCAGGTCCGGGTGGGGGTTCTAGCCTAAACGGTGCAGCTCTTAAAACAGAAGCACAACAAGAAATTGAAAAACTCACAGACGATTTAATGAAATTGGTTCCCGGCGGCAGTGGCTATACCTGGATAACTGGTTGACACTGATTTAATATCAATGTTATAATATCCTTAATTGGAGGACATTATGATCATAGGTATTTGCGGATTTATTGGCAGCGGTAAAGATACTATTGCTGACTATCTAGTTAACTTTCACGAATTTAGACGCGAGTCATTTGCCAGCACTCTCAAAGATGCTGTAAGCGCGGTGTTTGGATGGGACCGAACGCTGTTAGAAGGGCGAACTAAGGAAGCCCGAGAGTGGCGAGAGCAAGTAGACCCGTGGTGGGCAGAACGTCTAGACATGCCCACACTCACTCCACGATGGGTTCTACAATACTGGG